GCACTCAACGCTAACCTGAACGTTGATGACACTGGCAACACCTTCGCTGGTGTTCTGCAAGGTAAGTATCGTGTCTACATCGATCCTTATGCTGCAAACCTGACCTCTGCTAACGCATCTGGTGGTAACCAGTACTATGTCGTTGGTTATAAGGGTACTTCACCTTATGACGCAGGTCTGTTCTATTGTCCTTATGTTCCTCTCCAAATGGTTCGTGCCGTTGGTGAGAACTCCTTCCAGCCCAAGATTGGCTTTAAGACCCGCTACGGCATGGTCGCTAACCCATTCGCAGCAGGAACTACCCAAGGACTGGGTAACCTGGTTGTTAACCAGAACCGCTACTATCGTCGCGTTGCTGTTAAGAACCTCATGTGATCTTTGGTTCACATACCAAACCAAGGAGGCCTTCGGGTCTCCTTTTTTTATGAGTATAAACTCGTAGGCATAAATTTTTGTTTCTTAATTATAGTCATTTACACATAAAACTAATATATAATGATAGAATTAAGAGGTAAACAAAGTGAACTGAAAGTCGAATTTTTATTATGATTCAAAAAACTATTGGAGGTTGTTATGCATAACATATTATCGCATAATCAATTAGCAGGATGGAAGCAAAGTGTTATGAGATTGGAAAACACTTTAGATAGGAGCATGGAAGAATCTGATCTTATTAACGACTATTATAATTGCTTAATTGAATGTGATGATGACCAGTCAACATGTAAACGAATTTGTCGGAGGATTTTAAGATAGTTTTTGAGAGGGGTTAACTACCCCTCTTTTTTTATCTAAATATTTAAAAAAACAATGGCGGACTTCAACCCAATTGAAAATAGGAATTTTTTAACTCCTACTGGTTTTAAATTTATATTGGAGAAGGCTCCAGGAGTTTCTTTTTTCTGTAACCAGGCAAATATACCATCACTGGATCTTGGTATTGCGGTTCAACCAACATACCTTAAGGACATTGATCGTCCAGGAGATAAGTTGGTGTTTGGAGATTTGTCCGTTAGATTTTTGGTCGATGAAGACTTAAAAAACTATATGGAAATTCAAAACTGGATGAGAGGTTTAGGATATCCAGAAAGTCTTGACCAGATTTATGATCTTCAAAAAACTGGAAACAGGGGAATGGATCTGAGGACCAGAAAACTTGAGAATATTTTTTCTGATGGAACTATGTCTATTTTAAATAGCAGTTTAGTTTCAAACTTTTTGATTAAGTTTCAAGGACTTTTTCCATATTCCTTGACCACTTTAAGTTTCGATGCTACCGATACTGATATCGAATACTTTACAGCAGAGGTTTCTTTCAAGTATACTTATTATGAAATAACTGCATTGGATGGAACTCCTTTATGATTGATCTTGATACACTTCAAGGAATGTGGGAACAAGACTCTAAGATTGATATGGACAATCTACATACCGAGTCAACAAATATTCCATCACTCCATGCGAAGTACTTTGAATTGTATAACACAATCTTTCTAATGAGAAAGAAAGCAGAACAACAAAGGAAGAATATTAGGCACGAACGATATGAGTATTTTAGCGGAAAAGCAGACCCAGATGTCTACATCGAAAAACCTTTTCCTAAAAAAATCAGGGATAAGGAAACTATGCAAAAGTATTTGGATGCAGATGATAAACTCTCAGGAGTTTCGTTAAAGATTGATTATTATGATACAATGCTGGTCTATATTGAAAGTATTCTGAAACAGATTAGCAATCGCACTTATCAAATCAAAAACGCTATAGAGTTTATGCGTTTCAATGCAGGATTAGGCTAATGGACGAAGAACTTCCTTTTGTTTTAGATTTTAATATAGAAGATGTTCATCTTTTATATCATTGCGTATGTAGAAGAATTGAAACATGGGAAGGACATCCATCCAGGCATCCATATGAACAAGAGCATCTATATCATTTGAAGAGCGAACTATATAAATGTATACTTGATTATAAGTTTCACGACATGTAATAAATATCTGTAGATGAATGGATCTATGTGATTGACACTAGTGCAAATCTTGTTATATCAAAATCCAACGAAGTATTTTTAAAGATTAATACTGAACCTCATATTGAATACGAACTTAGAGACCACTTTAAGTTTGAGGTTCCTAATGCAAAATTTATGCCGCAGTATCGTGGTAGGAATTGGAACGGAGAGATTCACCTATACGATATGCGGTCCAAGCAGATCTATGTTGGTCTGTTAGATAAGATTGTATCCTTCTGTAAGAACTACGGATACACTTATAAGTTTGAAGATAATAAGTTTTTTGGACAACCATTTGAAGTCAATGAAATGATTTCAAAGGAAGGAGTTAAAGATTATATTAGCTCAATATCGGTACATGAACCTAGAGAATATCAAATTGAGGGAGTATACGATGCTCTAAGGCATAATAGAAGGCTGCTGATATCGCCCACTGGGTCAGGAAAAAGTCTGATGATTTACGCCCTCTCGCGATATCATGTGGATACAGGCAAAAATATTCTTTTAGTCGTTCCCACGACATCTCTTGTAGAACAGATGTATAAGGACTTTGGGGATTACGGTTGGGATACAGATTCATATTGTCACAAAATCTATTCTGGTAGGGAGAAGGACACTAATAAAAGTGTAGTCATCACAACATGGCAGTCTATCTATAAACTTGAAAGAAGTTGGTTTGAAAGATTTGATGTTGTGATTGGTGATGAGGCTCATCTATTTAAGTCAAAATCATTGATACAGATTATGACTAAGTTACATACCGCAAAACATAGGATTGGTTTTACTGGCACACTTGATGGTACACAGACTCATAAGTGGGTTCTGGAAGGACTATTTGGCCCTTCATATAAAATTGTCAGAACAAAGGAACTCCAAGAAAAAGGTTTTCTTTCTAAACTTGATATCACTTGTCTGCTTCTCAAGCATCCACCACAAAAGTTTGAAGTCTTTGAAGATGAGATTCAATATCTAATTGGTCATGATCAAAGAAATAATTTTATATCCAAACTTGCATTAGACCTGAAAGGTAACACTCTTGTTCTATTCAGTAGAGTGGAAGCTCATGGTGCAGTATTATTTGAAAAGATAAATACTAGCAAAGAAGATAACCGAAAAGTATTTTTTGTCCATGGTGGAGTTGATACTGAAGAAAGAGAACAAGTAAGAGAAATTACAGAGCGAGAAAACAACGCAATCATTGTTGCCTCTTATGGAACTTTTTCTACAGGTATTAATATTAAAAACCTCCATAACGTTATCTTTGCCTCTCCAAGTAAATCAAGAGTCCGTAATCTTCAAAGTATTGGACGAGTTCTTAGAAAAGGAAAAGACAAAGTAAAAGCAACTCTGTATGATATAGCGGATGATTGTACATCAAACTCAAGAAGAAACTATACACTAAATCATTTTATAGAAAGAATTAAAATTTATAATGAAGAAAGTTTCAACTATGAGATAATCACAATACAACTAAAGAACAAATGATAGAAGACGATTTCTACGCAACACTTAAATTAAAAACAGGTGAAGAAGTTTTTGCTAAAGTAGCAGCATCAGAAGAAGACGATAGAACAATGTTGATTGTTTCTAATCCAGTTATTGTTTCTGAAATAAGAGTGAAAGCAACAGTGGTTGGATATAAAGTAGAACCTTGGTTAAAAACAACCACAGAAGATATGTTTATTATTAATCTAGAAGACGTATTAACTTTATCTGAGTCTTCTGATATTGAAATGATATTACTTTATCAAGATTACTTAAGAAAATCCTCTAAGACTGAAAGGAATGAAACTAAAATAGATCGTAAAATGGGATGCGTTGCTAACGTAAATGAAGCAAAAGAGGTCTTAGAGAAGATATTTAATAAAAGCTAAAGCCATTCTTATCAACCCTAACAAAGGTATTCTACTTGATTTCCGGAACTTGTCAAGCATTATACTTTGTGGTAGAATTCATACATATTATGAGATAAACTAATGATAACTTCAGGTATGACCAAGAGAAAGAGGTCAGAGCACTACGTTAATAACAAAGAGTTTCTTGCTGCTCTCGTTCAGTACCGTGAAAACGTAGAAGTCTCATACAAGAAAAAGTTCAATAAAGATCTTCGAGATCTAGATAAATCAGAAAGAGGAAAGTCCTGGGATACAAAACCTCCTATCCCTCGCTACATTGGAGAGTGTTTCCTAAAGATTGCTAATCACCTTTCCTTTAAACCAAACTTCGTGAACTATATGTTTAAGGAGGATATGATTTCTGATGGTATTGAAAACTGCGTTCAATACATTCACAACTTTGACCCAGAGAAATCACAAAATCCTTTCGCATACTTCACTCAAATCATTCACTACGCATTCCTCCGTCGTATTCAAAGAGAGAAGCGTCAGTTAGATATTAAAAATAAAATCATTGAGAAATCTGGATACAGCGAAGTATTTGATGATAGCAACACCCTTGACGGTTCCAACTATTCCGACTATAATTCCATTAAAGATGCGGTGCATAGTAAACTCCGTTATTGAATGAAAATCGCAATC